AGGGTGCCGCGTACAACAAGCGCGCACCGGGTGCCGCGATCGACAACATCATGGACGGCCCGGCCGAGTTCTTCCAGAGCATCTGGCACCACCGGGACACCCTGTCCAACTCCGGCGACCTGGAGACCAAGGCCGCACAGATCAAGAAGGTCCAGAACTCCTTCGGCAGCACCGTGCCCGCCGACGGCGGCTTCCTGATCCCCGAAACCCTCCGGTCGGAGATCCTCTCGCTGTCCCTGGAGAACTCCATCGTCCGATCGCGCGCCCGCGTGATCCCGATGGAGTCCCTGCGCCTGCCGATCCCGATGGTCGACTCCAGCTCCAACGTCTCCTCCGTCTTCGGTGGCATCGTCTGCTACTGGACCGAGGAAGGCGCGACGTTCACCGAGTCGCAGGCGTCCTTCGGTCAGATGGTCCTGGAGGCCAAGAAGCTCACCGGCTACGCCGAGGTCCCCAACGAGCTGATGGCCGACGCCACCGCGTTCGGCTCCTTCTTCGATCAGACCTTCCCCGAGGCGATGGCCTGGTACGAGGACGACGCCTTCATCTCCGGCTCCGGCACGGGCCAGCCCAAGGGCTTCCTCAACGCCGGTGCGGCTGTCACGGTCGCCAAGGAGTCCGGCCAGGCGGCTGCGACGATCCAGTGGGAGAACATCGTCAAGATGTACGCCCGCATGCTGCCGTCGTCCCACCGCAACGCCGTGTGGATCGTCTCCCCGGACACCTTCCCGCAGCTCGCCACGATGGCCCTGAACGTGGGCACCGGCGGCTCCGCGATCTGGCTCCAGAACGGCGCGGGTGACGCCCCGATGACCATCCTGGGCCGCCCGGTCATCGTCTCCGAGAAGGTCTCCCAGCTGGGCACCGCCGGTGACATCAACTACGTCGACCTGTCGTACTACATCATCGGCGACCGCCAGTCGATGACCGCGACCTCGTCCCCGCACTTCAAGTTCAGCTCGGACAAGACCGCGTTCAAGATCGTCGAGCGCGTGGACGGTCGTCCGTGGCTCCAGAGCGCGATCACCCCGAAGAACAACGGCAGCACCCTGTCGCCGTTCGTCCAGCTCGCGACCCGCAGCTGACACCCCCTCGGCCCGGCGAGTACATCTCGCCGGGCCCGGCGGTGGGCAGTGACGCCCCCGCCGCCGTACACAGTCAGAAGGAGCCATCATGGCCATCGAAGCACTGGGCAACCTGTTCGACGTCTCTGTCGGCGCTGCCCCCGTCGACCTGTCGTCCGCCGCCGCCACCGGCAAGCGCGTCTCCCTCAAGGACGCGACCGGCGTGACCATCCTCGTCCTCAAGGGCGCGGGCACCGCCGGAGACGACCCGACCGTCACCCTGAAGCAGCACACCGCTTCCTCGGGCGGCACCACGTCGAACCTCGCGGTCATCGACCACTACTACCTGAAGTCGGCGACCACGCTGGCGGGCACCGAAACCTGGTCCCGCGTCACGCAGTCCGCCGCCGCCACCATCGCAGACCCCGGCGGCGCTGGGACGTCCGCCGAGTCTCAGCAGATCCTCGCGATCGAGGTCCGCGCCGAGCAGCTCTCCGACGGCTACTCCTACGTCTCCCTGGACGTCGCGGACGTCGGCACCAACGCCCAGCTGGGCGGCGTGCTGTACCTCCTGCACGGCCTTGAGGTGAAGCGCAAGCCCGCCAACATGCGCGCCCCGCTGAGCTGAGGCCGCCCGTGGCGACACGCACCTGCCAGGAGTGCCCCACGGTGTTCGCCGTGGGGCTCCTGGCCTGCCCCCACTGCCAGTCCAGGGACCACGAGGAGACCGGAATGCCCAAGATCACGGTCCACACCGGGCCGTCCCACGCCGGGGAGGTGGAGGAGTGGCCTGGGAAACCCTCATCGGAATCGCCCAGCTCGACCAACAGCTCCTCGACGAAGAGCGAGGAAGCGCCCCGCAAGCCTGCCCGTACGACGGAACACCGCTCGTCGAAGGCGGGCGCGGAAAGCTCTTCTGCCCTTTCGAAGAGCACTACTCCTGGCCGCAGGACGGCTAAGTGAACTGACTTCACGCCAGGTCCGTCGACCCTCGGCAGTGGGGGCGGACCTGGCGTGAGATAGCGCTTTGGCGCTAGCATTGTCATGGACAACTCAACATGCTCTCCCTGCGGCTGACAGGCCGCACGGCCAAGAAAGCAAGGGCACAGGATGGGCGTATGGCTGGTCACGCGCGAGGACGTGAAGTTCTCTGCTGACATGAAGGAAACCGCGCGTAATAACGCGCAGGTAGACCGAGCGATCGAATCCGCATCGCGGTCGGTCGAAGGGTTCCTTCGCCGTACCTTCGCGCCCGTCCTCGCCACCCGCTACTTCAACTGGCCGAACCAGCAGTACGCCCGAGCATGGCGTCTCTGGCTGGACGAAAACGACCTGATCTCCGTCACCAGTGTCACGTCAGGCGGCGTAGCGCTCTCCGCGTCGGACTACTTCCTGGAGCCCGTCAACTCCGGACCACCGTACGACCGTGTCGAGATCGACATGGGGTCTGCGGCAGCGTTCTCCTCCGACGACACCTGGCAGCGGTCGATCGCTATCACCGGGACCTGGGGCTACAGCGACGACAGCACCGCCGTCGGCACCATCGTCGAGGCCCTGGACGCCTCCGAGACAGGCGTTGACGTAGACGGTGCGTCCTCGTCCCAGCTCTGCGTCGGCAGCGTCCTGAAGGTCGACTCGGAGCGCATGCTGGTCACCAACAGGACCACCCTCTCCACCGGCCAGACCCTCCAGGCCGACCTCGACGGTCTGGACAGCGGCGTCACGGTTTCCGTCACCGACGGGACCGCGTTCGCCGTGGAGGAGACGCTCCTGATCGACTCCGAGCGCGTGCGGATCGTGGACATCTCCGGCTCCACGCTCACCGTGATCAGGGCGTGGGACGGCTCCACGCTGGCCGCGCACGCCACGGGCGCAACGATCTACGCCTACCGCACCCTCACCGTCACCCGTGGTGCTCTGGGTACGACAGCAGCAACCCATGACTCCGGAGCAGTGGTTCACCGGTGGGACGTCCCTGGCCAGGTCCGCGAGCTGGCCATGGCCGAAGCGCTCAACAACCTGGAGCAGGCTAACGCCGCATACGCACGCGTCTCCGGGCAGGCCGAACGGGAAAGGGACACCACGGCGCGTGGCCTGGTCGACCTGAGGAAGTCCGTGCTCCGCTCCCACGGGCGCGTGGGCCGAGTCGGGGCGGTGTGACATGGGCGTCCACATGCGTTCCGACGGTCCCGTACTCGACGGCAGGGGAGTACACATCCTCGGGCAGGCTTCCCGGGACATCGAGCGAGAGATCGCCGTCTTCGCCGAGGACCAGGTTCAGGTTCGTCTGGCGCGCGTCCTGAAGAACCCAACCGGCTACTACCAGTCCCAGATACGCCGCCACCAGGTAGGCAACTACTGGCAGGTCGACGACTCCCGGGTCGCCTACGGCCCCTGGCTGGAGTCCGGAAAGAACCGTCACCGCACCCGCTTCAAGGGCTACTTCACGTTCCGGCGAGCGGCACAGATCACCAACCGTCGCGCCTCAGCCATCGCGGACCGCGTCCTGCGCCGGTACATCGGGAGGCTGGGATGAGCCTCGACGTCACCGGGATCGTCTCGGAAGTCTCCTCGCACCTGAAGCGCCTCGGCATCTTCAGCACGGTCACCACACACGAGCCGAAGTCCACGCCGAAGAAGGGACTCACGGCGTCCGTCTGGGTCAACTCGATCGGTCCATCCCCCGCGAATTCCGGTCTGAGTAAGACGTCTGTACGCATCGAACTGTCGATCCGCCTACTGATGCCGATGCTCACGGACCCGCAGGACGACATCGACCTGTCGCTCCTGCGCGCCACGGACGCCGTCATGAACTCCTTCAGCAGCGATTACACGCTCGGTGGCGCCGTGGAGTCGATCGATCTCCTGGGCCGAACCGGCTCTGGGCTGTCCGCAGAGACCGGATACCTCCAGATCGACAGCAACCAGATCATGCGCGTCATGGACGTCACCGTGCCGCTGCTCATCAACGACAACTGGGACCAGGTCCCGTAAGGAGGGGGTGACTACCTTGAGCAAGCAGTCGGGGCTCGGCGACGCGCTCTACGTCGGCGGATACGACCTCTCCGGTGACACCCAGTCACTCGGGGCCATCGGTGGAGGACCCGCCACCATCGACGTCACCGGGATCAACAAGTCCGCGTACGAACGTATCGGGGGAATCCGGGACGGCCGTATCGAATGGACGAGCTACTTCAACCCGGACACGGACAAGGCGCACCCCGTCCTGAGCGCTCTCCCTACGAATGACGTACACGTCCTGTACTGCCGAGGTGCCGCTCTCGGAAGCCCTGCCGCCGCGATGGTCTCCAAGCAGATCAACTACGACGGCAACCGGGGAGACGACGGCGCGATCACCTTCGCCCTCCAGGCGCAGGCGAACGGTTACGGGCTGGAGTGGGGGAGTCTCCTCACCGCCGGGACCCGCACAGACACGGCCGCCACGAACGGCACGAGTATCGACACCACCGAGTCGCTCTCCTTCGGCGGACAGGCGTACCTCCAGGTGACCGAGTTCACTGGTACCGACGTCACCGTGAAGATCCAGGACTCGGCCGACAACTCGTCGTTCGCCGACGTGACGGGGCTTGCGTTCACTGCTGTGACGACAGGGCCGACGACGGAGCGCGTAGCCATCTCTAACACCTCGACCATCCGTCGGTACGTGCGCGCCGTGACAACGACGTCGGCCGGGTTCACGTCGCTGTCGTTCGTGGTCTCCGTCGTCAAGAACACCACGGAAGGGGTGACCTTCTGATGGCGTACGAGGTGAACCGCATCGAGCCGAAGATGCCCGTACACGGCTACCAGACCTTCGGCATCGTGGCCCCGACGTCCACCCACTGGCAGGCCGCCACATGCGCCGAGGTGGAATGCGCGGCCCACGTGAACGGGTGGGACACGCACGTGGACGAGAGCACACCGCTGGGGCAGCGGCAGGCGCACTACATCCGCAAGGAAGCCCGCCGCGCCTACTCGGAATCCAAGCGTCCCGACGGGCTGACGACGTTCTCGTTCAAGGCGGGACAGACGTGCTTCCGGCAGCACAGGAAGCGCATCGAACGCGAAGAGCTGTTCGTGCGCAGGAACGGTGACCACCGGGGCAGCCCGGACGGGGTACGGCGTACGTACGACCGCCCGGACCAGTGGGTCGATGACTTCGCGACCCACCAGGAAGAGATCGCCCGCCTCAACCAGCGCGGCTGAATAGGACAAAGGAGGACACATCATGAGCAAGGAGAACGGGCTCGGCTGGTCCACCGCATCGGTCGACGATGCGGCGGGCACGGCGCGCGCCATCAAGAACGACTTCACGTCCCTCCAGTTCGCCACCCCGCGCGGTGTGCAGGACGTGACCGGCATCGACAAGAGCGCCTACGAGAGGCTCCTGCTGCTGGCGGACTTCTCGGTGACGTTCAACGGCGTCTTCAACGACGCCTCGAACATGAGCCACGACGTCTTCAAGACGGTCCCGAGCACGAGCGTGGCGCGCACCGTCACCCTGACGGTGTCCGGCCAGACCCTCGCCAACGAGTGCCTGTTCACGGACTACCCGCTCAGCCGTTCCGACAGCGGTGAGCTTACGTTCTCCGTTCCCGGCGTTCTGGCGGACGGCACGGTGCCCCTGTGGGCATGATCATCTCTTTGAGATGACATGTACCTGACTCACACAAGGAGACTCCCATGGGATTTCTGCTCACACCCAAGACGTACGACCTGAAGTTCGAGGGGCGCGAGTACGAAGGACTCCAGGTGTCGATGCGCGGTCTTCCGCTCGGCGGCTACCTGGAGATCCAGCGGATTCAGTCCCTGACCCAGGAAAGCGTCGAGGACACCGAGAAGATGTTCGACATCTTCGTCGGGTGCCTCGTCTCCTGGAACCTCGAAGAGCTGACCGAAGACGGCGTACGGACCATCCCCACCAACCGTGACGGACTGAAGAAGCTCGACACCGACTTCGTCCTCACCATCATCGGCGCGTGGCTCACCGCGATGGCCGGGGTCCCCGCCCCTTTGGAGCGGAACTCCGAAAGTGGCAAGCCGTCCCTGGAGGCGTCAATGCCGATGGAAGTGTCAACGGCAAACCTCACCAACTAGTCGAAGCGGAATTCGTCCTCGGACTCTGCGAACGATTCGGGTGCCTCCCGAGTCAACTGCTATCCGAGGACGTGGAACTCATTCAGCTTCTCGCAATCGAAGCAGCGGGGCGTCCCGTCGAAATGAACGGAGGTGGAGATGGCTGGTAACAACGTGGTGGTCACGGTGTCGGTGAACAACAACACCCACACCGGATTCAACGCGGTCAACCAAGGGCTGCGCAGCGTGCAGACCCAGGTGAACACCACCAACCAGGCCGTCAACAACTTCACGCGGGACTCCTCCGGGCGACTGCGCGACGCACAGGGACGCTTCGCCGTAGCCGGTGCCGGAATGGTGAACACCCTCCAGGGTGTATCCGGTGCCGCAACAAGCACAGCAGGCTCCCTCGGGCCCGCTGGCGGCGGACTGTCCGGCGTCGTGGGCGGGCTGGGTGCCGTCATCGGCATGTCCGCCCTCCCCGCCCTGGGCGCACTTGCCCCCATGCTGCTCGGCGTAGCCGCAGCCGGTGCTGTCGTCTCCCTCGCCATGGACGACATCAAGAAGGAGGCGAAGACTCTCAAGCCGGAATTCGAGGGGCTTCAGAAGGCCGCCTCGAAGGCGATCATGCCGGGCGTCAAGTCCATGTTCAAGGACTTGAAGGTCGCCATGAAGGAGCTGGAGCCAGCCGTCACCGTGGCGGGAAAGGCGATGGGCGACATGGCCGCCCAGGCAGGAAAGTTCGCCAAGTCCCCCGCCTTCCAGAAGGCCCTTCTCCAGAACGTCAAGATGGGCTCCGAGTGGTTCAAGGAATTCGGAGCCTCCCTCGGAAAGCTGACACAGAGCTTCCTGGAATTCGGTGCCAAGTCCAAGCCCACCCTGGACGCCCTGGGCGGAGGCATCAACGACGTCCTGGGGATCGGACTTCCCGGCATGTTCAAGGGACTGGAGAAGGGCATCGAAGGCTCCGCCAAGATGTTCGACGGTCTCTTCGACGCCATCAACCTGGTACTGCCCGCCTTCGGACGACTCTCCGGCGCGCTCGCCGACACCTTCGGACCGCTCCTCGGCTCGCTGTTCCGCTTCTTCGGCGACCTCGCGGCGGCCATCATGGACGCCGTCGTACCGGCGCTCAACGTACTGGCCCCCGCCTTCGGCTCCGCGTCCGAGGCGATGGACGAGTCCACCGGGTTCCTCCGTCCACTGATCAAGGCGCTGGGTGAGGGGCTGGCCTTCGCGGCACGTCTCGCGGTCATCCCCCTCAAGAACTTCTTCGACACCATGAAGGTGATCCTCCCCCTGATGAAGGATCTCGGCGGCTACATCGCCGGGCCCTTCATCGAGACCTTCGAGGAAATGACCGGCGCGAGCGACAAGGTCAACGGCCTGAACGGCAAGCTGACCGACCTCTCGAACTGGGCGAACAACCACCGGGCGGAGATCCGGGAGGTGTTCCGCCTCATCGCCAACGCGATCATGGACATGGTCATCTTCGGCGTCAACGCCCTGCCCATCCTGCTCCAAGGGCTCCGCATGATGTCGATCGGCGCACTCGAAGCGTTCGACGCCATCCTCACCGGCGCTGCCGGAGCGTTCGGCTGGATACCGGGCATCGGCGACAAGTTGAAGGGGGCCAAGGAGTCCTTCGACGTCTTCAAGGGCAAGTTCATCGAAGGTCTCGGCGTCGCCCAGGAGAAGGCCGAGGAGTTCGCCGGGGCCGTCACGCCGAAGCTCCAGGAGAACAAGCTCCGCATGGACATCTCGAACTGGACCACCCAGATCGACGACGCCAAGGAGCAGCTCAAGGACAAGAACCTGCCGCCCGGCAAGCGAGCCAAGC